CCCAAGAGTACGCCGCCTCAACCCGAGCAAAACGAGCAGGCAAAGCCTCCGGCAAGCAGTTCGTAGCGCAACCCAAGGCCATCGCTAAGAAGACCGCGAGATTCAGATGACAACTTCAGGCGTAGCTGCGTTTGACCTCGACCTCAATGAGATCGTCGAGGAAGCCTTCGAGCGTGCCGGTGGCGAGATGCGCACCGGCTATGACTTGCGCACGGCCCGTCGCAGCCTGAACTTGCTTTTCGCCGACTGGGGCAACCGGGGCGTGAACATGTGGACGTTCGAGCAGAACGTCATCACCCTGGCTACTGGTCAGCCGACCTATGCGCTGCCGGACGACACGGTGGATTTGCTGGATCACGTCATCCGCACCAACGCCAACGTCCCCAACAACCAAGCTGACCTGACCATCACCCGGATCAGCGTCAGCACCTACGCCACGATCCCCAACAAGCTGATCACAGGCCGACCCATTCAGGTCTGGATTCAGAAGCTGTCGGGGCAGGACTCCGTGCTTGCCGGGACGCTGCAGGCCACCATACTGGACAACACCACGTCCATTCCAATTACCTCTTTGGCTGGCGTTCCCAACGCGGGCTTCATCAAGATCGACAACGAACTGATTGCGTTCAACGAGGTGCAGCCCGCTAGTGGCGGCAACCCGGCGTTGCTGCTGAACTGCGCCCGTGGCCAGGGCGGTACGACCGCTGCAGGCCACTCGTCTGGTGCGGCCATCATCCTGTCGCAGAAGAACAGCATCACGGTGTGGCCAACGCCCAATCCGGGCACGACCTACCAGTTTGTGTACTGGCGGCTGCGCCGCCTGCAGGACGCCGGTGGCGGCATCAAGACGATGGACGTGCCGTTCCGCTTCCTGCCCTGCCTTGTGGCCGGTCTGGCGTACTACATCGCGCTGAAGATTCCTGACGGGCTGAGCCGGTTGCAAGTACTTAAAGAACAGTACGACGAGGCGTGGTTGATCGCTGCAGGCGAGGATCAAGAGAAGGCAGCGGTGCGGTTCGTGCCCCGGCAGATGTATATCGGGAGCGGCACCTAAATGGGTAACCGGTTCGCGTCAGGCAAGAATGCGATTGCGCAGTGTGACCGCTGCGACTTTCGGTTCAAGCTCACGCAACTGCGCAAGGAAGTCATCAAGACCAAGACCTACAACCTCTTGGTCTGCCCGGTCTGTTGGGACCCCGACCAACCGCAGTTGCAGTTGGGCATGTACCCGGTCGATGACCCGCAAGGCTTGCGCGAACCGCGTCCTGATCTGAGTTATGTGCAGTCGGGGAATACAGGTTTGCAGATCGTGGACACGACGGCAAACACGAAGGATGCAGTTGGTTTCCCGAGTGAAGGCAGTCGGGACTTTCAGTGGGGCTGGAACCCGGTTGGTGGTTCTCGTGGCCCCGATGCTGGGCTGACACCCAATAACCTTGTATTAACCATCCAAATTGGTACAGTTGCCGTAGTTACGGCATAGGAGCAAAAAATGGCAGGCGTTAAAGAAATGCTGAAGAAGCACATGGCCAAGGGTAAGGGCGCACACCCCGATCCCGCCGTAAAAGGAATGCGTGCTGGTGGCAAGACCAACAGCGACATGTTGAAGATGGGTCGTGGTCTGGCCAAGGTGGCCAACCAGATGAACCCTGGCCGCAAGCAGAAAGGTGTCTGACATGGCTACCTACAAAGTTCCCAAGGTTGTCCCCAACGTCGTTGTTGGCGAAGAGGACAACAAGAAGTATCTGCGTGAGGCCAACGTGTCTGTGGCCAACGTGCGTAGCGGCGAGTACAAGCCGACCAAGACCTCGGGTATCAAGACTCGTGGCAACGGTTGCGCCACCAAGGGCACGATGGCCAGGGGGCCGATGGCGTGAACTACACGCAACTCAGCAGCGCCATCCAGGCGTACACCGAAAACCCGAGCAGCGATTTCGTTGCTCAGATACCCGTTTTCGTCCAACAAGCTGAGCAGCGTATCTACAACACAGTTCAGTTTCCGTCCCTGCGCAAGAATGTTACGGGTACAACCTCGGCCGGTAACAAGTATCTTGCTTGCCCGAATGACTTTTTGGCCGTGTACTCGATGGCGGTCGTGACGGACGTAGTTGGTGACGACATCAACACCGGCACGTACGAGTATTTGCTGAACAAGGACGTCAACTTCATCCGGCAGGCGTACCCCACACCCGACGATACGGGTGTCCCACGGTACTACGCTTTGTTTGGGCCGACGTACGGGCTGGATACGGAGTTGACGTTCTTGATGGGTCCAACGCCGAATGACGCGTACAAGGTAGAACTGCACTATTACTACTACCCGCAGTCCATCGTGACGGCGGGCACGTCTTGGTTGGGCGACAACTTCGATACCGTCCTGCTGTACGGATCGCTGGTCGAGGCGTACACCTACATGAAGGGTGAGCAGGACATGATGGCCATGTACAACCAGAAGTACATGGAAGCCCTGCAACTGGCCAAGCGTCTGGGCGATGGCCTGGAGCGCAGCGATGCGTACCGCAGTGGCCAGTCGCGTCTGGCTCCGCTGCCGCAGAATAACGGGGTCAAGTAATGCCCATCGAGCAAGGCGCGACCAATCAGTTCAAGGTGGGCTTGGCTTCGGGCCAGTTCAACTTCAGCACTGACACGTTCAAGATGGCGCTCTACACGGGCGGTGCCAGTATTGGGCCGACCACGTCTGCGTACACAACGGCAAGCGAAGTGGCCAGTGGCAACGGCTACACCACGGGTGGTGAAGTGCTTACGGTTTCGGTGCAGCCTACGACGGGGTCAGACCCAAACAACACGGTGGCCTACTTGTCGTTCAGCAATGTCACGTGGAATCCGGCGTCGTTTACTTGCCGTGGGGCGCTGATATACAAGGTGGGTGGCGGGAACCCAACCGTTTGTGTGTTGGACTTTGGCGGTGACAAAACCGCCGCAACGTCCTTTGAGGTGCAGTTCCCGGCTGCTAACAGCACCAACGCGATCATCCGCATTGCATAGGAGTCATCATGTCTCAAATCGAAAAGGCCAAGGCCCAAGACATCGTCACCAGCGGCCTGATCGCTGGCACCCATTCCCCCGAGCAGGCAACTGCCACGGGCAAGTACACCTTTGAGTGCTACGACAAGGATGGAAACCTCAAGTGGACCGCCGAGACGGAAAACCTTGTGGTCAACGTCGGTCTTCAGTACATGGCAGGCGTTGCCCTGACCTCCACCACGCAGATCACCACTTGGTATATCGGCCTGTGGGGTGCGGCTGCATCTAACGCGCCCGCTGCCGGTGACACGATGGCTTCGCACATCGGTTGGACTGAGGTTACGCCTTACTCCAACGCCACCCGTCCGACCGCAACCTTCGCGGCGGCAACCAATGCCAACCCCTCTGTGGTGACCAACAGCGCAAGTCCTGCATCCTTCACCATCAACGCGACGGCAACGGTGGGCGGTGCGTTCCTGACCTCCAACAACACCAAGGGCGGCTCCACTGGCACACTGTTCTCGGGTGCTGACTTCTCCGCTCCAGGCGACCGCAGTGTGGTGTCCGGTGATACATTGAATGTTACTTATAGTTTATCTCTTGCAGGATGATGTTGTAGAATACACCCTCAATTAACTTTGGGGGTGTATTGTGGCTAACCTTTACCGCACGTATCGTGGAATGCTCAGCCGGTGCCAGAACCAAAACCAGAAGTCCTACAAATACTATGGTGGGCGTGGGATAAAGGTTTGCCCACGTTGGATCGGTGTTGATGGGTTCAAAAATTTTTTGGCTGACATGGGGCCTCCCCCTGATGGGGCAACATTAGACAGAAAAGACAACTCGGCGGATTACTCATTGGAGAACTGCCGTTGGGCCACGAAGGAAGAGCAGGCCAACAACAAGCGGAACAACAGGTGGATAACCGCCAACGGCAAAACGCAAACGTTGGCTCAGTGGGCGCGTGATCTTGGTTGCAACCCAAGCAACATCCTGTACCGAATCAAATCAGGAATGACAGATGAGCAGGCCGTTACCACTCCGGTTACTGAGCGGCCAAACTCAAAACTGTCTGTTGAAGATGCCCGGTTTATCCGAGAAAATTACCCTGTAATGACATCAACTGCGTTGGCAAACAAACTTGGTGTCAGTAAGAAAACCGTGCTTAATGTCATTCATTTCAAAACATTCAGGGATGTAGAATGATCAAGATCGACTTTGAGTTCGACACTCCCCACGGCGTCTTCCGTGACGCCCTTCATTTGCCTGAAGATCACACCTTCACGGAGGAGGAGATTCAGGCGATGAAGGAACAGCGCCGGGACAACTGGATCGCCATCGTCACCGCACCTCCGGTCGAAGAAACTCTTACTCCCCCGCCATTTCCCCCCGCTCCCGCCCAGGAGTAAATCGTGCCTGATCGCTACTGGGTTGGCGGAACTGCGAGTTGGGACGGCACCGCAGGTACTAAGTGGGCCACCACATCCGGGGGAGCCGGAGGTGCGTCTGTTCCCACCAGTGCTGACGATGTGTTCTTTGACGCCGCTTCGGGCGCGGTTACGGTTACTGTTTCCGCCACGGCAAACTGCCTGAGTCTGAACTTCACTGGTTTTACCGGAACATTTGCAGGCAACTCAAACCTAAATATATTCGGGAGCCTTACCCTTTCTGCCGGGATGACGCATTCGTTTACCGGCTTTATGTATTTTAATTCAACAACAACCGGAAGAACTATTACTACTGCCGGGAAAACCGTCAACTCCAACCTTGTGTTCCAAGGAGTTGGTGGTGGTTGGACGTTGCAGGATGCGTTTAATGGCAGCGGATCTTCATCTATTGATGTTCAGGCCGGGACATTTAACACCAACAACTTTAATATCACCACAGTAAGTTTTATAAGTAGCACAAGCACAGCAAGAACAATCAATCTTGGTTCAAGCACGATTACTTTGATTCAAACAGGTACGGCAATTGATTGTTCTACTACTACTAATTTGACGTTAAACGCCGGAACATCTACTTTTATTATTAACGCAGCCACGGGCGGCGGTGTTAACTGCGGCGGCACGGCCGGACCCGCCGTCACTCTATACAATGTTAGGTGGACCGGCGCCACTGCAACATCAAGAACAATTACTGGCGCTCTAAACGCAAATCCTGCTATCACATTTAATAACATTGAAGTTGCTGCGCCCGCAACCGCAGGGGTGGCGCAGTTATTGTTTGCAAGCAACACAACCATCAACGGCACGCTGTCCACTACTGGCACAGCAGGCAACCGACGGGTGTGGTTCCGAGGCGCAACATACGGCATTGCCCAAACCCTCACGATCAACAGCACCCCAAGTCTGACCGACGCAGACTTCCGCGACATCTACGTCATCGGCACTGCTGCGCCCATCTCGGGCACTCGGATTGGAGACTTGCGCGGTATTCGCGGCATCACAGCATCCACGCCCAAGACGGTGTATTGGAACCTTGCCGCAGGTGGCAACTGGTCAGCAAACGCATGGGCAGCATCTTCGGGTGGTGGTGTCAGTACAGACAACTTCCCGCTTGCTCAAGACACGGCGATCATTGAGAACACAGGTCTTAATGCAGGGGCCACAATCACAATGAACTCTGCTGTTCCCTATACGGGGACGGTAGATATGTCTGGTCGCACCAGTGCCATGACGTTGAGTGTTGGGAATTACTTAATTTATGGTGATTGGACGAATGGGTCTGGCACGACGGTCAGCGGATTGAATGCTCTGACATTCTCGGGG